TCGCCTTGACCGGCTCTCCCGCCATCGCAAATATCTCCCCTGGGGCGGATTTCACCCTTACGCAGAATTCGGTCGCCGTCATCAAGTCGATCAATGCGAGCGCGGCGGCGAGCACGTTGTTCCTGCGGGCCGGGACTCTTGGCATTGGGATCGATCCTTCGGGATTTTCCAGTGCCCTCGTGGCGCACGCCGGAACGGACCAGAACGGGCTATTTCAGACAAAGCAATCGCTGTCCAGCGGATTTGCGCTCTCATCGGTGAACGATGCCAACAATTTGAACGAAGGATTCGAAATCCGCGGTTCGCCAGTAATGATTTCTACACTGTCAAGCACAGGTATTTCTTTTGCCACATGCTGTGCATCGAGCACGTATGCCATATTCGGCCCGCGCGGCTCGGGCAATGATTTCATAAATATGTGGGCGGGAACTTCTCAGGAAGTGCAGTTAGGTACGGGAACTGATTCGTTGGAAGTTACTGGGCTGCTGAGTGGCCAGACAAGAACCGCTATTGATCTCATTGCGCCTTCAGATCAGTGGGTAGGCGGAAGCGGCAATCAGGCCAATGTGGTGGAAGTGACCATGTACAGCCAGGGAACCCTAAGCGGAGCGTTCAGCCGCGCGAATTGGGGCAGAAATTCATGTGTGGTGGCCAGCCCGACCGCGCCCACCGGCAGCACCAACATGACGATCAACGGGACGATCTACTACGATTACGTTGGACTCTGCACGGAAACATCCGGCGCGACTTACCCGGAAGCGGGGATGGTTCTGGCTCTTCAGGATGAGGTCAACAACTACTTCCGGGCCAGCATGTTTATAAAGCCGCACGCCGGTGCGGAAGACAACGGAGCGCTCTACTTCGGCACGAATGCGGTCAACGGCGGCGGGAATGACTTGACCGCGATCTACATGACCTACCTACAGCCACCGCCGCCCACCAGCACAGGAGCCTTCGCCAGCCATGGCAGCATGTGGGTGGCGAATTCATACGACACGAGCAACCACTATGCCAACTGGGGCAACTATGTAAGCGCGCCAACCTCTAACGCGGGCACGGGCAGCAAGTTGACGTGGGAGTATGGCCTTGATCCTGGCATCGTTGCGCCAGGCGGCCTGACAGCCAAAATGGCGCTGAACACGGTTGGCGTACTCACCCCCGCCGCGATTGTCTCAGGCGGTACCAAGTTCACGATTTCCGGCTGCTCTGCCGGAACCACGGTAGGGGGGGCGACGGCCGGCACCTTCGCCAGCGGCACGACTGGCACCTGCACGGTCGTAATCACGATGAATGCCTCGGTAATGACGGCTCCCACCGGATGGGCCTGCGCCGCTGCGGATCGCACCACGCCAGCCAACGTGGTTTCCCAAACTGCGAGCACCGCGGCGACGGCTACGCTCAGCGGTACCACAGTTTCCGGGGACGTGATTTCCTTTTCCTGTATAGGCTACTGAGCCCGCAACCCCTCGGATTACCATAAAGGCATAGGGGACTTGCGTCCCGGAGGGTTTCCATGGGCTTTTTAAAAGACTGGATCGGCGTTATAGTCGCGGTCGTCAACCTGCTCCTCATGCTCTGGGGCATCCTCAAAGTCCTCCAGAAACAGGAGTACGAGTGGTCCGCTAAGGAAAACAGGCTCTTGGCCGTCGAAAACGAGGTGAAGATGCTGCACCTCGCCGTGTCGGCGTTCACGGTCGCGCAAACGGCGATGAGCGGGCAGCTCACGGCGGTCACGACCCGGCTGGACGACCTGATCGTGGAAAGCAAGCGCACCCAGGCCAGATTGGATCAGTACCTGGACCGCAAAGGGACCTGAGGCTCCCCAGGCGTTCTCGGGCGCTCGCCGGAGGTATGTTGCCTCCCGGCTGTGGAAAACTCAGCCACGGGGCTAGGGTGGAAAATGGCGGCCATCCTACAGCCCACCCGCGAGCCGGTTCAGCTCCCGGCGCATCTCCGCGGTGATTTCCATCCCCAGGCGTTTCCGTTCCTCCATCTCGATCCGGAACAGCCGCGGGTGCGACATCTCGCGCTCAGCCTGCAGCAAGGTTTTACCCGTCGGCAGCGTTTCCGCAATGCGATGCCGCACAGCGGTCAGCAACGCCGCTTGCTGAAAGCGGGCTACCCGGATGATTTCCTTCCACGTCTTGCCGTGATCGCGATGGCCCGGACAGTCCATGCGGTCTCCAGCCGCGGGCGCCGGAGCGCCATACCGTTGGCGCAGTTCTGCGTTGGTCGGTGGCGGAGGCGTGCGGGCCTCAATCGCCGCGACATTGTAACGGCGGATGGCATCGATTACCACGGCCGGCGCGGGGCATTCCTCGCAGTGCTCCAGGAGATCGTCGATTACCGCGGACAATGCCCCCTCTTCGCTCAAGCCAGCTTGCAGGACGCGCTTGAACTCTGCCGCCCTACCCTTCACATCCCTTTCCCCCATCAGGGGCGTAGCGCCGAAAGGCAGGCGCAATAAACGGGCAACCTGCTCACCCAAGCATTTTTCCGTAATCATGCTTCCTCGCAAATCTGCTCGAGACTTTTGCGTTCCACCCTCTGCGGCTTGGGCGTTGGCCAAGTGTTCTTCCAGCCATCTGCGGCGCAGTCGTGAAGCCAATTGCTGGCACGCTTCACAACGCTGCGGTGTACGTGATCCGAAGCCAAGTAGCGAGCCAAGCAAGCAAAGACGGATTCTTCAACATCAAGAGTTACCAGGCTGATCCAAATCCCGCGCGCCAAATTCTCCCCGTCCTGGAGCGGATAGAGTTTCCAGAATTCATCGAAGCGCGTTGATGTTTCCGCTGTCTTCGAAGTTTTTTGTTTTCCGTTCTTTAAAGATGTAGAACCAGAGACAGATACAACACACACAGAGTCATACGCGCGTGGCACTGCAATGGACCCTCCATCCGCAGGTGCGTCCGCAGGTGCGTCCGCAGGTGCGTCCGCAGGTGCGTCCGCAGGTGCGTCCGCAGGATTCTGGTAGCGCGCTTGTGCAGCTATCGAAGCCTTTTCACTCTTCTGGGTGGCGTACTCCCGTTCGCGTTCCAACCTTCGGTCGTAGAGCCGTCCATGGTACTCCTGGAACCGTTCTCCCACCGCTGGCCAAAGGGCGGCGAATTCATCCGGGCCGATACCCAGGAGGCGTTGCAGCCGGATCGGATCGACCGGCAGTCCGTTGTTGATCCAGGATTTATTCAGGGCGCGGTGATAGAGGCCCAACTCCGCCAGAGACATCGTGCAGTAGCACTCATCCGTGTCGGCGTCTGCTGGGTACCACCGAAAGTACGGTAAGCCTTTTGCCAAGTTTTTTTCAGACCTTTCTGCGATGTGCCAGACCGGCGGGCAAGCCGGTCTGAAAAGCCCCCGCCGAGTCTGGCCAGCGCCGTTCATGAGGCGGCGCCCGATCTCGCGCTTCCATTTTGCCGCATCCCGCGCGTCGACGCAAGGGTGAAAGATCCTCGCGTTACGCCTTCCGCCGATGCTGGCCCGGAAGCGCAAACTACAAGACCGTGACGCGCCGTTACAGACCGTGACGCGCCGTTACCGCCGCTATAACGCCAAGACGCGGATCGGACGGAAAGCCGTGAGCGGCACGCCACCAATAATTCAATTTGCACCTCGAAATGGAATTTTCACATCCCCCTCCAGAGATGGCCGGTGGGCGCGGTGTGGAGGCACCGCGCCGCTTGCCGGTCTTCTTGTTGAGCTTACGCCCCCCAAGGTTATTTTGCCGCATCCCGCGCTCCGGCGCAAGGGTGAAAGATCCGCGCGAAACCGCTCGCTGGCCTCCTTGCGGCGCGCGAACCAATCCTCAGACTTCGCGCGAGGATTCAATAGCTTGACATGGCGGCGCAACCGTTCCACGTCCGCAGGATCGAGTATCGCCTGTCGGACGGGTGTCTCCTGCGGCATTGGCTTAGGCGGTCTCTTCGGCGGCGTCAAATCGCGCCAGTTGGCCGGTATCTGCGTCTGCGGAACGTCGCCCCAGCCAGCGGCCGTCAGTTCGTCCAACTCGCGGAAGACGGCTTCGTCGTGAGGACCAAGGGGCATGTCACCTCTGCAGGGTGGCCAATATTGCCAACGTAAGACAGAGAATCGCGATCATCGCCGAAGTCTTCCAGTTTCCAAAGCGAGGATTCAGGTACTGATCTACGGCCATGATAGTCACAGCACCCGAAAGCCAGAAACCTACGTAAGATAAAATCATCACATCACGTTCCTACCGCCATAATGCGGATCACGGCCCCCGGACGGTCCAGCGCATCCCGCCCTTCGCCCGGATAACGCTTGGCGGCCACCAGATCCACCACGCGGGAGTCATCTTCCCAAACTCCCGCATCGGTGAGCGCGTCCTCGGTCGAACGCACCAGTTTGGACAAGTCTGGCTTGCGGTCTGGCCACTTCTGGCGCTTCTTCGGCGCGGAAGCGGGCTTTGGCAGGGTGAAAGTCATTTGGACGCGCAGGGGACCCGCAACCGGGCCGTAAGACGCTCCAATAGAGACGGACTTTCCCGCCATCACCTCCATTGCGGTCCACTTGACCGCCTCACGCCACGGCTTCACCGCTTTGCTGGATTCGATCATCTTGCCCTTGCCGGACTTGCCCAGGCCCACGAAGCGCTTGCTGCCCTGCGGGGCCGGAATTCCGTAGACGGTGATATCGATCACCGCCATGCGGGCCGCTCCAGGTCGCAGATGCGGCAGCGGACGCGCGAGTGCGCGGGCCAGTAATCCTGCCGGTGAAACAGGCGGCAAAGCCAGCGGCGGATCATTCGGCGCTCCCGTCGGCCTGCGCCTCTGCGATCCGCTCGCCCAAGTCGAGCATGGCTTCGGTCTGCGCCGCCGTGGGTTTCGGCGGTTTCGCGCCCGACGGCGGCAGCGCTCGGTCAAGCGAGCGCATACAAGTGAGCGCGTTCTGGCGCGTCTCTGCGTCGAGACTCATAAATTGCCGCAAGAGTTCATCTAGCGGCGTCAGTTTCGGTTTCGGTATTCCTCGCGGCATCGCACCTCCCTAAAAATCAAAGTTACGCGGAACGAGTAGACTTGGCTGTCGGCGCGCACTTTCCAACTTGGTAAGAGTGCAACAAAATCGCGTTGCACTAGTTCCATCGAAACTATCCGCTCCGGCTTCGGCGCACAGCCGAATACGCCGCATTGTGTTTACGCGCCCGACATGATAATAGCGGTTCCAAGCTGCCGCTACCATACCCCAAGCATAGATCTCGCGCAGTTTAAACTCTGTTGAGCCACCGAGGAACAGGCCCACCTGAACGTTTTGGCGAAGGACCATCCCGACTTCGCGCGCCATCATGGCGTCCTGAATCGGTAACAGCAGTTTCAACCCTCTTAACTTCGGAATCCACGAGACCGACAGCGCCAAACTATCACTGCCTCCCGCTACTATATCCGGCAGTACAACAAAATCGGCGGCACTTCCTAAGTGTTCGACTAACGCGTTGAAAGGCGCGGCCCGAAAACCGCGTTGGGAAAAGGCTCCATTGTCAATTCCAAACCGGAAACCCTCGCGGGGCGTAGGGTTATCGGGAGTCAACAGTAGCCGCCATCCCATTTCCCGCAACGCAGCCAAATTGCGCTTCGTGCCAGTATTGGAGGCATATCCAATCACAGTGTCACCTCGAAATCCGGCCCGCGCCAATCCAAATCCGCCATCTGCGCGCCCAGCGCACCGGGATCGTCCCGCGCCACGATCAAGCCGCCGCACTGGCAGGGCGTCCCGATCAGGTTGACCTCGTAACTGGCCGGACAGGTATCGCACTGGGCACCCGGCGCGAATTCCTTCGGCTCCGGGAACGGCCCGTAGGTTTGCTCCAGTTTCAGTCGGCAGGCCACCGTCGTGTCGCAGAACGCCTCCAGCGAATCACGTAGGACCGTGATGTACTTGTCGTCGCGCTTGGCCTTGACGATCACCGGCTGGACCTCGTCGTGATAGCTGCACACGTGCCAGGTGTCGCGCTCGCAGATCATCATGCAGCCCTGCACTTGGGGCGCATAGCCTTCGAGCAAACTCGCCGGATCGAGCATGTAGCCGACGTGAGTTAGCAGTTTGGGAATCTTCAGCTCCAGGCCGCTGTCGTCGGTAAGTCCGTCAGGGGAACAGCCGTAGCGGCCCGACTCGACGGTGACGAATCCGCCCGGACGAACCTCGACTCCGGTGATGAGCGTAAACGCTTGCCGCGCGCCCTCTTCCAGCCGCTCCCCGCGCTCCATCCACTCCGACTGATAGGGCGTGTCCTCGATCACGCGCCCGACCATCAACTCCGCGAGCAGGCGGTGCATGTAGGCCGGAGCCTGCGAGGACAGCTTGCCTTTCGGGGTGACAATTCGGTCAAAATTGCTGGCCGTGGGAATGCCCAGGCGCAGGCGGTGCCAGCGGGCCGATCTCTGCTCTATTTGATGGTAGATGGGCATCTTACGTCTTATTTCGCCTCCTGGCGCGCCTTGGCTTCGAGCGCGGTCACAGCCTTACGGAAGTCGCTAGAGTTGATCCTGGCCAGCGATTCCAGCGGCGGTCCCGGCTTGCCCAAGTAGGCGAGCAAGCCGTCCGTGATCGCCTGCACGCGCTCTGGGCCGAACGCAAAGATCAAGTCGCGAAGTTGCGCAACCTGATCCGGCACGATAAATCCTGGACCGGCGCGGTTGCCGTCCTTATCCTCGTTGCGCAACACAACGTTGAAAATCATGCAGAGTAAGTACCTCCGCAAGTAGGTTACAGTAGAGCCGAGCGCCTGTATCGGCGTCTTATTGGACTTACCTTGCGAGCCGCTGGTGTCCAGCCCACCTGTAAGCGATCTTGTTTCGGAGTGTCCTCCGTTGTGCATGATCTTGCAGCTTACGGTAACTCCATCCGCCGCAACCTGCGGATTATCGTAAGTGAGCGAGAATCCATGACGGATGTAGATAGGCCGGACGGCGCTGTCAATGACTTCCAGGACGGCGTACTTACTCCGCGTGTGCTCGTTCTGCGCCGTGCGGGTGACCGGCTCCATCTCGGCTTGGGCCGCATTCATGGCGCGCTGAAACTCTGTGACCGCGCGCCGCACGTCCATGCGCTCCTGGAGGGCCACTAGCTTTTCCAGCACCTCGATGTTGGCGCGGGCTGCCGGATCTGAAATCATCTGACGGACCAATTCCAGCGGGATCACGTCGGGGATGGGTGCCATATCGCGCGTGGATTCGTAAGCTCTTTTCGCAAGAGCGTGGATCTGATCTTCATCCAGCATCGCTAATTTATCTTCGGGCATCTTGCGCCTCCTTAAGCGCTGCCGGGTTTTCTTGGCCAGGTACCCGGCCGACCTGGAAGGAGCCTCCGCGATTGGGGACACGCGGAGTCCCCAAGCTCACAGAAATGTTTCCTCTGGCACCTGCGCCCACCAAGCGGCTTCCTCTGCCGCTTCCTGCGCGCGGAAAGTGCGCGCCGAATCGCTGCCAGGGCCGTGCAGCGGGCAGTCGCTGGCGTCAGCCTGATCGCCGGACACCCGGCACTCACAATCGGGACTTTCGAAACCTGCGGTCATTTCGCCACCTCCACGATTGCGTATCCGCCGCATCCCGGTCTCCGGGACTCGTGATAGGCCGTGACCGCGTTAGCGGGACACCATTGGCCATCCCTGCCGCGGCCAGTAGCCCGAGCACGAATGGCGCGCTTGGCGGCACGCAGCGTGGGGTACTCGGTATTGTGGAGCGGCTCAGCGCGCTCGATGAATTCCAGAGGAGAGTTGCTCCCGTCTGGCTCGTAGTATTCGATGCGGTAGAGCTTGGCGGCAATCGTGGGAGGTTTTCTCATTTCGCCACCTCCGTGCCGAAACCACCGTGTTCCCGCCACCATACGTCGCTTGCGAATTCACCGGCTTCGGCCATGCGCACGTACCGCATTTCCAGCCCCGCGCGGTCGCCGGTGGCCACGCCGTTGCGGATCAGCGACGCCCGCTCGTTGGTCCGGCGCAGCGCCAAAGTGGCCGTCGCCCACACCGCCTGGTAGGGCGTGTGGTAGATCGGGTATCCCGCCACGCCAGTCAGCGCCAGGAGCCACTCGATCCGGCCCGCGTTTAAATCGATTCGGTCAGGCATGGGAACCCTCCATTCCAGTTTCGATGTCCGCGAATTTGATCGCATCGCGGACAATTGCGCACATCGTGCGATGGGCCTTAAATCGGGCGTCGGCGGCAGCGTCGGCGGCGGCGGCATAGACGGCGGTGGCAGCAGCCTGGGCACCGGCGGCATAGGCGGCGGCACCGGCGGCGTCGGCGGCGGCAGCGTCGGCGGCATAGGCCGCGGCGTCGGATCGTACGCCATCAGCGGCGGCGGCGGCGGCGAAGGCAGCTTCGGCGGCGGCGGCATAGGCGTCGGCATAGGCCGCGTCGGCATAGGCGTCGGCATAGGCCGCGTCGGCATAGGCCGCGGCGGCGGAGTTGGCGGCGTCGGCGGCAAAGGCAGCTTCGAAGGCGGCGGCATAGGCGTCGCGCACCTGCTTGATCGTTGCCCTGCCCTCGCACCACGCCTCCGCGGCCTCGATGGCGCGCAGGGGCCGCAGTTCACCGGCCGGAATATATGCCAGGGCCGGCCGGACGCAAGCGCAAGCGATGCGCACCAGTGTTTTGCGCGCTATGCCAGCTCTTCTCGCCCACCAGAGCAGCCAGTCTGCTCGCTCGCATTCATCCCACGCCTGCCGGGCGGTGCGATCTCCCGCCCACTCACGAGCCTCCGCACAAGCGTGTACACTTTTTAGATAATCCTGGAAGTTACACATGGGGCACTTCCCTCCGTCGCAACTCCTCCGCAAGGGCGATAGCCGTCCTGCCCGAGGGCGCCCGCTCCCCCGAAGCGTTGGCGGCCCGCAAGATCTGGCCCCAAGCCTCTGCGGGGAGCGCTGCCGCCTCTTCCGCCGTTGCGGCGTGGCCAAAGTAGGCATCGAGTGCGGCCACGATGCGCGCGACCTTGGCGGCGCGGCCGTGGAGTTCGTAGACGTTCGTAGCCATTTAGTCGTCGTCCCCCAACACGAAATTGCCATTTCGGTCGTAGTACGATTGGCCGCCGCGGGCGTTGCCGCCCCCGTCGCGGCAGTTCGAGCAGCGCTTCACTCCGTGCTGCCTTTCCCAGCGATCCAACTCCTGGCGGCAGTTCAGGCATTTACCCTGGTTCTTGCAGGCATAGCAGATTTTGTATGGCTCTTTTACGCGCCCGCGGCACTTCAGGCAGATCCCTGGGGTAGCGGTCTGCGCAGGTTCGATGGGATTACTCGATGTCGGCTGGGCGAGTTCCTCGGCGACTTGGGCAAGTCGCGGTCCCACCCACCGCAGCAGGTGGCTTGCATCCTCGGCCACCAGCCCTGCGCCCTTGAGGGTGCGCAGCATGGCTTGGTACCCCTCCAAGCTCATCTTGCCGCAGAGCGCGGCGTACAGGTCGCCACTCGGGATGGTGCCGGCTTCGCGGATGGCCTCCGAGACGGCCAGCGTGATCGCAAGCCCGGCCCTCACTTGCGCAGCGCTCGCGGGTTCCGTGCGGCCCAGTATGGTGTCGATGTTAGTGTCGAGTTTAATGATCATCTTTTGCGGCTCCTCAACCGCTCTGACTCTTTGATTATTCGCTGATTCTTCCGTGATTGTAAAGCGATTTTTCGCTGATTTTGTGCTATCATCCGCATGTGGCTGAAAACACGCCAAATATAATTTCTGGCCTGGGCGGTAAACGTCCCGGCGCTGGCCGGCGGCGAGGTACCGCTCAACTCTATCCGTGCGGCTGGGGCTGCGGTGCCTCTGTGCGGGCCGACCAGATCGCCACCCACATGCGGCACTGCCCGCTCAACCCGCGCCCGCGCACCAGGCAACAGCAGCGCTTGGCTGCCGCCCACACGATCCGGAAGGCATAAATGCAAAATTACGACCTCACTCCCGATGAAGTTTTGGCTATTCGGAATTGAGTGTGTCTGAATGATCTGCGTCCAACAACTCGATCAAACTTGGCAGGGACACACCGTAGGTGTCGGCGCTTTCCAGCGCCGTTTCTCCGAATTTGGGTCGCTTCACATGCTTGGCTTGGCCGAAGAGAACCTTAGCTCTGATGGCCTCAAACGAGGGGAATTATATAGATGACTACATGCCATCGAATTAACCCTTCGCTTTCTTCGCGGCGCGTTTCTTCCGCGCCTTCGCCGCTTTCGACTTCGGTTTCGGGCGATACGCGAGAACCACGTACGCGATTTGATCCAGCTCGGGAGGCGTGGCTTTCATGCGCACAACCTAGCGTGTTTGTTCTTCTCTTTTCCGCCGACGAACGTTTCATCAATCTCGACAACGCCGCGCAACGGTTCAGGGTCGAACTGATTACCGCATGCCTCACGCAAGCGCCCCAAGATGAACCAAGCCGTCTTTTGCGTAACCCCGATCTCTTTAGCCAACTGCATGGACGAGATGCCCTTGCGGGCCGTAACGAGCAAATACATGGCATACACCCACTTGTGGAGCGGAACCTTGGAGCGCTCGAAAATGGTGTTTGTGCGGACAGTGAAATCGAACGCACAAGAAAGGCAGCGATAGAAGCCAGGCTTGCGCGTGGCGCATATGCCGAGGGCGGAAATCTTCTCGCCAGACTTGCAGTCCGGGCAGACAGGGCCGGAAGGCCAAAGGCGCGCTTCCAGATAGACGCGCGCCGATTCTTCGTCTGGAAAAATCTCGAAGAGTTGGAGTGTGCTGATAGTAGAACGGGACATTTAGAGTGCGCTCCAGAACTCGCATTTACATGCGAATGGCAGGACTTTTCCGCGCGTGCCGTAGGCGTAGCAAGAGAACACGCCCACGTCCGAATGAGTCACCGGGTCGTGGCTGATCTCTGCAAGCCAACGTTGAATTTCGTAAGTGTCCGCAAACGGTCTCATCTACTCAACCCTCACTTCAACCGAAAGAACGCCATTGCAGCCCTTCTCGTGGGGGTCCACACCGAAACTCTTACGCTTTCAGTGCCTCAAGCGTCCGCTGTGCCAGTTCAGCCCGCGCCTTCAGTTTTCCGAACCGCTCTGGGAGCTTGGTGCACATATCTGTCATGGATTTAGCGAGGCCCTCCAGGAGTTTCCCGAAAACGTTCTGCGCGGCTACCTGTTCGTCGGTCAAGGTCTTGACATACCCTCCCATATCAGCGCCATAGTCATCACCCATGTCGTTGCTTTCGGCGGAGCACCCACAGCCCCAGCCTTCGCCTTCGCCTTGCCACTGGGACCAGTTGCCATCGCGTCTGATCTTGAGCCATTCGCCGTTGGCCGTGAGGTACAGCCGCCAGCCGGTGTAGTTGCCGCGATTCTGGTCCGTGTTCTCGCTACCGAACTCGTCGCGGACCAGCAACGCCTTCACTTTCTTGCCGTCTTGTTCGTAGTACAGTTCGCTCTCGCGGCGCCAGTTTTGGTTACCGACACTGGAATACGCAATGCGGATAAAGCCATTGTGCTTTGCATATGGTGCGAACTTTTGGCGCAGAGCAACGACGGCCTGCGTTTCGTTTTCGAGAGCTTCGATTGTGGCGTTTTCGATCTGGGAAATCAGATCGGTGGAAGGGGTAGGAACTTCAATCGTCATAATACACCTCGTAAGGCAATTTCAGCCCGTGGGCTGTCTTTCTGGTACATCTCTATAGTAGTTGACTACACGCTCGATTGCAAGCAAAAAAACGGGTCCGAACAAAGATTTTTGAAGAAAAGGCGAATGTAGCCATGTATATAATTCCCCAAACGAGTAGCCCCGGCCCAGGGCATGCCCCCTGAGGTCGCCGCACGCGTGGATCGCGCCATGCTGGCCGCGGCGTATCTCCGGGCCCGCGCAGAGCGTGCCAATCCGCTAACCTAGATCCATATGGGTAACCCAGGCCGTCCACCGATTTACACGCCCGAGCTGGCAGCCGAAGTCTGCCGCCGGCTCTCCGAGGGCGAGACCCTCCGCGCCATCTGCCGCGATGACGCCATGCCATCCCGGCCCACCATCACCGGATGGATAATCCACGACATCGGCGGTTTTGCGGCCCAGTACGCCCACGCGCGGGATGTCGGGCTCGATGTGCTGGCCGAGCAGTTGCTGCAGATCGCGGATACGCCGCTGGAGGGCTGCAAAATCGAAGAGGGGCCAACCGGCAAAAAGATCATTACGGGCGACATGATCGAGCACCGTCGCCTCCAGGTGGATGCGCGCAAATGGTACCTAGCCAAGCTGGCGCCCAAACGCTACGGGGAGGCTCAGCGGATGGAACTTACGGGGGACCCGGCAGCGCCGCTGCGACACCAGGTAGAGGTGGTCTTCGTGCCATCGCCGCCCGCGCCGAAGCCTTGATGCGATTCGCGGGCAAAAATACAAACACCGGCGATGTCGCTGGCACTGTGGGGGATTTGCGTACCCTTTTTGGAGCGCGCGCCGACGCCGTAGAAGAAAGAGCATAGCGCGTGACATCCGCTACAGGCTGTGGCGATGGCTGATTCCATTGCTGGTCTGGTCCCCTTGACAGGTTTATTCATTTTTTATACATTTAATGAATAATTATACATTTGATGAATAAACAGCCCGAATGTCGCCTCTGCCTCGGAGCGCACGGTCCTGAAGCCACCGCCGAAGCCTGATGCTCGCGCCGACACCCCCGTAACCCTGCTACCATCTGCCCATGAAGGCAATTTCCTTTTGCACGCTGGTGGCGCTCACGGTGCTGATCCTGGTTCTGGGCGCCATCCACGTTAGCCCAGCCCAAGTGGTGCCCCAGGCCGTGCCGTTCGTGCTCGGCCAGAATTTCACCCCGGTGGGTGCGCTCGTCGGCACCACCGACACCCAAACACTCACCAACAAGACCCTGGACGGCGTAACGCCCGCGACCATGGGCTACCTGGACGCGACCAGCAGCATTCAGACGCAATTGAATGCCAAAGGCATCACGCTGTTCGGCGCGTGCAACGGCGCGGCTCTGAACAACGCGGTCAACGCCATCGGAGTGCTCGGTCTCGGCCTCAACCCGAGCAGTGGATTGTGCAACGGCGCCGCGCTAGTCAGCCACGGCATGCTTCTCCCGCACGCCTGCACCCTCCAGAACCTGTTCGTCAAGTCGAGCGCGGCCGGCGCGGGATCGAGCGATGGCGTCTTTACCGTGCAGGATGGGGCCTCGGCGACCGCGCTCACCTGTACGGTCGGCACGGGCACCTCGTGCAACGATGTCGCCCACACGGCCTCTGCCGCGGCGGGCGACCAGATCTGGGTCATTGCGACGACCACCAGCACGCAGCTCGCCAACCTCAGCATTTCCATGGACTGCCGATGAGACCGCTAAAGCTGCTTTCGTTCTTCGTGCTGGCGGCGAGCGCCTGGGGGCAGGACTGCATTCTGACAAACCAAGTCTTTGGTCCATGCCCGGTGGTGCAGACCAAATTTCTTCCGTCTGTGTTTGTCGGAACCCCATATAGCGCAAACGTCACAGCTACTGGATTCGAACAGGTATATTCGTTAGACACTTCTCTTCTTCCGACCGGCCTGAGCGCCGCACGCCACTGCGACAGTCAAACCCCTTATTTTACTTGTTGGTTGACTATATCCGGAACGGTGGCCTCCGGATACTCCGCGGTGACACAGCTTGCTTTACCAATTACGGTCAACACGCTTCTATACCTGCTTCTGGTACCCCAGACCGAGACTATCCCTATGACCGTTCTGCCAGCAAGTGCGCCGGTCGGGTCTGTTTACTTGACCGCCTGCGATTCGAGCGGCCCGCAGGTCAACACCGCAGGAACGACATACTATGTGACGCAAAATATTAGCAACTCAGGAGGAACCTGCCTTACCACGTATCTTGCCGGTTCCGGGCAGACGATCCTGGACTGCCAGAATAATACGGTCAGCGGGCAGTACACAGCATTTGCGCACTCAGGATCATCCAATCTTATCGTAAGAAACTGTCTGTTCAACAGCCTCTCTGAACTTACCGGCAACCGAACCGATACGGTAACTGCTCGTCAGGCGTCGAATTTCACGCTCTACAACGCTACCGTAGGGACCTCTGCCGGGATAGGCCAGTACGGAGACTACACAGCCAGTACGGCCGTTGAGTGCCTGGGAAACTGCGTTATTTCGGGAACTTTTTATGGAGCCGTCAACCTGTTCGGCTCCGGGGGAACTTCGTTCAGCGGAAATGTCTATTCCGGAGATGCCAACTACAACCTGCCCACCCTAACTGCAGAGTACCAACTCCTGGTAGGATGTCCGAACTGCACAGTCACAAATGTGTATGTCCGTGGGCAATGTAATGTCGGAAACGCATATACGACCGTCCCCTCTAACTCCGGGTTTAATGCGGCAACATGCTATGATCCGTCTATCGGAAACGGATATCGGGTCCTTTATCCAGACAGCAATATTATTGTGCCTCCAGGTAACAGTAATATAAGATTGGGAACGTCCTCGGCAAATCTTGGGATGCTCCTAAACACATTCAATTTCAACATAGAGTTACAAGGACAATATCAAAATCTAACTGTGATTGGAGCGACCGGCCTTGGCAACAACACGTCGAATACGGGCGGGCCACACACAGGTGGTAGCAACGGCGGCCTTGGGGCTGTCTACGCGGTGTCCATCCAAAATTCAACGTTCCAAAGCAACACCTTCCAGACTACAGGCACAGCCATTCCTCTGTTTTTCGGAACCGCCCTTACTCCTGACTTACAGCCATGGGCCAATGTGACTTTCAACGGGAATGTTTTTCAGGGTAGCTTGGAGGTTGGAATTCTATATCCGTCTTTTGGCTCGTCGGCGACCGGACCAGAAGGGTCGAATATTACGTTCACGAACAACCGGTTCATAGACAGTTACGGAAACAGCGCCAACATTGTGTTCAGCGGAAGGGGAGATGTGAATCTTGCCAGCGTCATCAACACCGCTGCCAGCACGGGCAACCACTGCATCCCCGAGCCCGGCACGCCGATAGCCTGCCAATGATGCGCGCAGAGTTCCCCGCGAAGGCGAAGTTTCTCTTCGAGCCGCACCCGTACAAGGTGCTGCACTCGGGCCGCGACGGGACCAAATCCTGGGATGTGGCCCAAGCGTTGCTGCTGATCGGCGTCCAGCGGCCAGTGCGCGTGTTGTGCACCCGCGAGACGCAACAGTCCATCCGGGAGAGCGTTCACCAATTGCTGGCCGACACGGTGCAGCGCCTCGGGCTGGAGGGCGCGTACCTGGTCCGCCAGGGCACTATTCTGGGACCCGGCGGGACGGAATTCGTCTTTGCCGGCCTGCGCCAGCAGTCCATCGACTCGATCAAGTCCTACGAAGGCATCGACATCTGCTGGGTCGAGGAAGCGCATTCGGTGACACGGCGCTCCTGGTCGATCCTGGTGCCCACGATCCGCAAGCCGGGCGCCGAAATCTGGATCACTTTCAACCCGGAGCTGGAGACGGACGAGACTTGGCAGCGTTGGGTACTCAATCCTCCCCCCGGAACGGTGATCGCAAAGCTGAACTGGCGCGACAATTCCTGGCTCAGCGAGCTTTCGCGCAACAACATCGAGTTTCTCCGGAAGACCGACCCGGATGAGTTCGAGCACATCTACGAAGGCGTCCCCCGGAGCGCCATCAAGGGCGCGATCTTCGCCACGGAGATGAAAAAAGCGCTGGCTGAGGGCCGGATCGGCCAAGTTCCGTACAATCCCGCGCGGCCCGTCGACACCGCTTGGGACCTCGGCTTCGGAGACTTGACCACCTGCTGGATGCTGCAAGCGTACGACGGCTGGTACAACTTCGTGGATTATCACCAGGGCGAGGGCATGACGATTGCCGATCACCTGATCGAATTGCAGAGGCGCAAGTACGTTTGGGGAACGGACTGGCTGCCGCACGACGGCGTGGACACGATCATCCACCAGCGCTTGGCCGGCGTGGGCGACCGGTCCATGAGCATTGAAATGCTGCTCCGGCAAGCCGGGCGCCGGCCGCGGATCGTGCCGAAGGTCTATGTCGCCGACCGCATTAACGCGGCGCGTACCATCCTGCCGCTGTGCCGCTTCGACGCTCAGAAATGCGCAGACGGCCTCCAAGCCCTTCGCCACTACCAGTGGGGCGAGCCTTCGAAGGATGGAGTGGCTAAACGCGAGCCCCTGCACGATTGGGCATCCCACGGGGCAGACGGATTCCAGGGGGCGGCCGTGGCGGTGCGCCAGCCGAAGGCTGCGCCGAAAGAACCGCCCAGGCCGCGCGCGATGGTGCGCGAGCCGGGCTACGCGCCTTTCGGATAGCCAGCCGCGGTTGCCGGGCCGGCATGCTATCCTCATGGTTGCCTCGGGTCCATGCCCCGGCTTGTTACCGGACAGGCGCTGGCGGAGAGGTTCTGCACCCCTCATCCCCCGGCCCCGAGGTAGAATGATTACGGGCAACCGGCCCGAAAGGAGATCGCGCGCATTTGGGAAGCTGAGCTGAGCGGACCGCATTCTGGATCGGGCGCGGTCCGCTCAAACTCGCGCGAAAAACATGCCAGCGACCAGCCAGGCTCAGCAGCGCCTCATGGCTATTGCCGAGCACAACCCCAAGGCGGTCTTCAAGCGCAATCGCGGCGTCCTGAGCATGAGTCATGAGCAACTTCACGATTTCGCTGCGACCGCACGCGCCGGACTGCCCCGCAAAGCGCGTGCCAAGAAGAAGCTGTCCATCGCCGACATGATGTAGGCGTGGTACCCTGTGGCCATGACCAAAGAGCAATCGGCCATGGTCAAGCAGCACCTGGCCGAAATGTCCAAAGCCATCGGCGGCGGCCACATGCACGTCCACGAGCACGAAGATGGCTGGACCAGCCACCATGTGCACGATGGTGGCGAGCCGGTGGGTCCCCACGAACACGAAACCATGCCAGCGCTGAAAAAGCACGTTGGCGGCTGCATGGACGGCGAATGTGAGAGTTGCGACTGATGGAACCGGATCTCCAGTGGCTCGCCATCGCCGCCGCAGGGTTCGTCGCTGGCTTGCTGCTCGGGATGGCCATCTGGCGGCGGCGATCCAATTCCTGGGAGGATTAATGGCCAGCAGCATCCACATCAATCCAGCGCACCGGGGCTTGCTCCATAAGAAACTTGGCATCCCCGAGGGCAAGAAAATCAGCGTAGCGACACTGATGAAGACGAAAGCCAGGGCGCGGCGCACGGGCGACGCCTCCCTGATGAAGGAGGCGACGTTCGCCGCCAATTTTGGAGGCCACAACCGATGAGGTTGCGATTACTGGAAGAACTTGCTTGGGTGGATGCGCACCCGGACGCAATCAAGCTACGATGGCGGCCGGATTGGCCCGCATATTGGTTCAGCCCCATAACCGGCCATGAATACCCATGCACAGAGGTATCCCGATGAACGAAGAGCAGAACGGGAAACCGCCCGAGAAACCCTACCTCCTGGTCAAGATGGAGGAAGGCGTCGCAGTTCTTTTCCGCCGCGAAGATGGGATGCAACTCGGATCGACTAAGGAAGGCGTGTGCTTCTGGGGTGGCGAGGAAGACTTTCCGCATAAAAAGTGCCGCGCGTTCATGTCGCGCAAGCACGCCGTGGAAGGTTTGCTCAAAGTCTACGGCCTGAGCGAGGATTCCGTCGATTACCGGGATGGCACCTCGCGTCTGGTGACTGGCCGAGACGATGCCGATGCGCGCCTCCGGCAGACCTTGACCATGTAGCATGGCCGCCCGCGCCCAATCCGGTTTCGACCTCGATCCCAACTCCATAAAAGACGACGACATCCCCCAATTCGCCCGGCGCTGCTACCAGCGCTACATGGAGGCGACTCAGGAACAACGCGAGCGGGAGAAAGAATCGCTCGGCTTCTACATCGGAAGGCAGCACCAGTGGCGTCCGGGGGAGATTCAGGCGCGCGAGGGCAAGAACCGCCCCTGGCTCACCATCAACCGGTGCAAGCCGGCCGTGGATCAAGTGGAAAACGAAGCCCGGCAGAATCCCCCAGGTCCCAAGGCTTCGCCGGTAGGGGGGGCGGACGGCGATGGGGCCGACATCATGGAAGGGTTGATCCGCGAGTACGAATACCGGTCGCACGCGCAGGGGTCCTACATCAACGCGCTCCGGTACGGGGCTGGAGGCGGTTCCGGCGCTTTTGAGTTGGCCACCGAATTCGCGGGCGAGCGCACCTTCGAGCAGCAACTCGTTGTGAAGCCCATCGAAGATCCGGCTATGGTCTTCTACGACCCGGACGCGGTATTGCCATGCCGTGAGGACGCCATGTGGCAGGGCAAAATCCGGGTGCTGAACGCTCAGAAAATGCGTGAGGAGTTTCCGGACGCGCGGTTGAAAATCCTCAATGGAACCTTCCTCGACAAGGCGCGCGCGGCGGCCGGAGCGGTGCAGAACTTCATGGGCTGGGCCGGAGAATTCGGCTCGATCAACAAATGGACTTCAAGCGGCAACGGCCCATTTTGGGTGTGCGAATTCTGGCGCGTGACGTTGAGCCACGAGAAACTGCGGCTGTACACCGATGGGAATCTCCGTTTCGACGGGGAAAAGATTCCCCCTGGGGTGAAAGAGAAAGAGGACGCGGCGGTGCGCACGGTTCCGCGCCGCAAGGTGTGGAAGCACATCATCACGGCGCTCGATCACATCAAAAAAACCGAGTGGCTGGCGCCGCGCATTCCGATCTACTGGGTGATGGGCCCCGAGATTTGGCGAGACGGCAAACTCTACCGGCTATCGCTCATCTCAAATGCCCAGGACGCCAACCGCGGGCTGAACTACGCTGCCACCAGCGCCACGGAGATCTGCGGCTCGATGACCAAATCGCCGTGGGTGGGCTGGGAGGGCCAATTCGATACGACCAACGCGCAGGGCTTCAACCCGTGG